TACCCCATATGGTTTCAAATGCTGATACTTCTTCATCTAAATCTTTTAGTGTTGGGCTGGATTCAAAGCACCAAAACAAATGATTACCATTGGCTAATACTTCTTTTGCTTTTTCTGGCTGACGTTTGATTAACTGTTCAGCCTGTTGCTGACTGATGTTACCTGTCATTGCAATCAATCTCATTGCCATAGTATGTGCGTTAGTATCCGCACTAAAGTAAAGTGTTGGTAGTTTAGTTTTGGCTGCAATCGCTAGTGCGATTGATGACTTACCTGCACCTGGGGTGCCTGCTATTACTGTTACCTCTGCCCTACGTAATATTATTCCTGCGTTTTCAAATACTTTAAACACTGCAGGTAGTGGCTCGCCACCTACGTTAGTGTTGTTAACACTTCTAATTAATGTTTTCACTATTCTCCTTTATAGAAATGGGGGCTGGCACCACGACTCAGCCCCCATTTACTTATTAAATACTAAGCGAAGATTGGCTTAGTTCTTTGCTCTGTTGGAATCTTTGGTCCAGTCCAACGAGGTCCTGCTGCTGGGTCATAGAACGCTTTATATGGTTTGCCAGTTGCCTGTGCCTTGCCATACTTTAGAACCATAACTCCACGTTCACATGATGGTGCACCTGGCTTGTTGTATACCCAAGTGTTACCCCATTTATCTTCTACTGTTTCCTCTCCACCTGATTCTGTGGATGAGATGTTTGAATTAAAACTAGAAGCAATATCTGATACGGACATTGGCTTACTTGCTGATGTCCCTTTCACTGCTAGTTCTACTTCAGTAACTGCATCGGTAATTATATGTATACCTTGTGCAATCATGTCAGCAAATTGGTCTGCTGTTTCTGCACGCAGAGTTATCTGTGTGCCTCCTGCTGTTTTGAGATTGATACTGATTGGTGCTTCAGTGCTACTCATTTTTCTCCTATTCAAACGTAGTGGTTAAACCCTTCTGGTCTCTCCACTTTCTTGCTTTCATGGCTAATTGTAAACCTTTCCAGCCTTCTTTAATATCTATCCACACTAACTTACACGTGCCAGTCCCTGCGGGTAGATGGATAATGATTGCCTTGTCTTTGTTTACTTCACCCCATGTGCCACGGGTTGCCGTGGCCGTATCATACGGCAAGCCGTTGGCGTAGATAGCCAACTGTATTGAGATATTACTTGGATGGTCTATGCGACCAGTCTTTATATCTGCAATAAATAACTCACCGTTATACTCAACAAGCCTGTCTGGTGTGCCAGCAATTTTATATTTATCTAACACACTGAACTGTTCAATGAACCGCTTGTTAAGAATCTTTGTTGCATGTTCATAGGCTTTAATATCTGGTGCCCATTCATCTGGTACCACACCTAAGTCTTGTCCTAAATCCAATCGTTCTGCAAATGAATGGATTGCTGTGCCTATGTTGGCTGCTTTGTTTGCGCCTGCTACTTGCATAGCGTCTTCAATTAAAGAGTTAACTGCCATCTTATCTTCTTGTGCTGCACTAATAGATAATAATATATCTGGTCGTGTAGTTAATCCAATGGCTGCCATTCGCATTTTCCATGCGACTAATGCTGAGGCATCATCCAATGAGTTAGCAATTGTAGTTGCTCTTGTATAAGCCACTGCTTTCCCACCATTGGGTGGAATTATAAGCGGCCTACCGTACCTATCTCTATCTATTTCTTGTGCCATGTTCTCCTTTATGAGACAGCCCTGAGAAAGGAGATAGCCGAAACCAGGGCTGCTCAAGATTAGTATATCACATTATGATTCAGCGTGTACTGATTCAACCGATACATCATCTACCCATACATCACCATCAACCGTTAGGTTAACCTCAAAAGCATCATCAAGAATTTCTTGGGCTGCTTCTGCATTAGGTGCTTCTATACCTGTAACTGTGGCTGTGATAATTACTGTGGCTGACCATGACTTGGTTAGTTGTTCAGAACCTATGTCTTTGAGTAACTCATTGACATCGTCTATCTCACATACTATTTCATGATGGTCTGTTTCATATCTAGCCTGGAAGAATTCCTTTACATCATACCGAGCACTCCTGAACTTGCGTTCAGCGTCTAGTAGTTCTGCTTTAAGGCTTTCTTTTTCTTCTACTAATTTAACAAGTGATTCATTTGTAAGGGTATATCTAGTATCTTTTATTGAGAAAGATATTGTTGGTTCAGTTCCATCTACTTCACTATAGTACATTGTCATTACTTATCTCCTGTTCGTCTTGATACCAGTGTAACCAGGCATCTAGGTGGTGCCCTTCCACAATGGCGTGGGCAGGCGCGGTCTTCTGGCCACGCCATAACACACCTTCTGGTAGTTCTATTAGTCTGTTGTAGTTCTCATCATTGCATGCTTCAATAGCATACAAGCAAGGTTCTAACATTGTCAATGGTACTGGTGGGTAATGATTACCCTGCAGATGCATTGCTATCTGTTGGTCTAACGGTATGGTTGTTAGTGCTAAGTCTTGTGCAAAATTACCACCCATTATACACCTAACAATTCTAATGCTCTGGTTTTAATACCATCATTACGACCAGCCATTGTGCTAACTGCTAGGTTTTTACCTTTAGCGTTGTAGTCAGCCCATTCTATAACTGCATGCCACATACCAAACTCTGTGTTCCGTATGTTCTCCTGTGTAGGAGAGGTAGCATAGATATCAAAGGCTTTAGTTCTAGCATTGATTGCATTAGTAAATTGTTTCTTCTCACCTGTTGATAACAAATGATACGGTGCTTCCTCTATCTTGGTAGGTAGTGGGAACACACGCTTGAAATAATTTTTGGCATGCTCGTGGCTTGCCTGTTTGGCAAGCAACATATCTGCTAGTTCAGTATAATCATTAGCCATATCATAGGTTAGTTGTATGATGTTGGCTATCTCTGATACTGATAGGAATGCATTGCTTGTATGATTCAAACTGTAAGTGTATTTATTTTTGGTACGATATATTCTATTGATTTGATTCATACAAAACAATCGTTCAATTACTGGTTTGATTAGTACTGAACTGCTGCCATCATGACTAGTCTTGGCTAATAAGAATGCTGAGTGCGGGTCGTCTGCAATAGTCATCTCCATTGGAGTTTCCATTAACATCCATACCTTTGCTCCGCCATCATACTCACCTGCTGCTGCATATCTAAGTCCACTAGAATCAATTAAACTATCTAAGGCACCAAAGATTTCTGCATTCTGAAATACTTTATAGCGATTACCTACTACACCTATGGCTGATGTCTCACCCATTGGTGTTGTTTTGATGACTGCTTTCTTACTATCAACTGGGATACGTGTAACTGATTCGTTGCCTGGTATCTGATAGTTTGCTTCGATGTCGTGTAGTGATACTGACCAGTCTAATCCTGCTTGACTGGCTACCTCACTGGCTGATGTAGCCTCGACTGCTACACCTGCTGTAAGCCATGCACTTTTACGTACGGCTCCGTGTATGAGAGTATTACTTGTCATTGTTTACTTCCTCACTATCTATTGCGTAGATAGTATCAACAACTTTAGTATGTAATGTTTCAGACATTTTAGCAAACTCATTTGCTGGCCACTCAGCCTCGAACACTCGCTTTAATAGTTTTGCTAATGAGTAATCTGGATTGAGAGTTAATACTTCAAGCAACATAGTCTTTGCTTGTTCTACTTCTTCAATCTGATATAAGTATCCACAAAATATTGTGGCTAATGGTATTGCTTTATCTTTAACAATAACATTACCAAGTAATGTTATGTATTCACCTATATAGTTGATATCTTTTTCTTGTTGTATACCCATGATGAAGTCACGGATTTGTACATTCTCATTAGTAGCAATGGCTACCTCTGCTATGTGTTGGGCTGATGGTATAACTCCATCTGCTAACTCATCAATTGCTATGCGGATATCCTCCACGATACGGACATTTACGTCACGGTCATTTGGATTGTATCTGCCTTCTTGATTAATCAACTCGGACTTAACTTCTTCACGAAGCGTATCCATTACGTCGCTGTCTATCACTTTATCTCCTTGTCTTGAGGGCGTCCT